CTATGTCAGGGTTTGGACGGACAACCCGCCCGACCTCGACCAGTTCAAAGACATGGTCGGCAAGCGCGGGTATGCGTGGACGACCATCGTCAAGTATTACACATTCGACTTCATCAGGCCATCGAACGATTGCGCAGACGTGGCCCGAACATGCTTGTCACAAATGGGAATCCCGACCCCAAGGTCTTGTAGATCACCGGGCGGGCTTCTACTGTATCTTGAGGAGCAAGGGTATGAAACCGTCCGCTTTGCCGATACACTTGCCGATGACGGTCGATCAGTTGATTCAGGAACTCGACACGCTGAACCCGCCAGTCACGCTGACGGCACCAGCGAAAGCCGAAGACCTGATTGAACTTGCGCACCGCGTTGGCCGCAGGTCAATCGTCGATGAGTTGATTCGCCTTCAACGACAAGGAGCCGATGATGGGAGGTAGTCCCAAAATGCCCGAACCCGAACCGCCGCCGAAGCCGCCGGAACCAGCGCAGCCGTTCTCGTCATTCGACGTCGACGCAGAGAAGCGCCGTCGTGCCAGCATGTCCAACCGACAGTCGCTTGTCATCCCCAAGGAAGGCATGAACGTCGGGTCGAACACGCCCGGCGCCGGAGGCTGATCAACTCCCGTGGCAAAGCGCGCTCCCAAGAACAGCCTTCGCCGTTGGTGGCAAGTCGCGGACTCCGACCGTCAGGAAGTCCTCGACCGTGCACGCCTCTGCGCATCTCTCACCAAGCCGTGGGTACTACCACCCGAAGGACACACGGCCAGCGAGAAGTTGCCGGAGGCGTACTCGTCACTCGCCGCTCGCGGAATCACCAACCTCGAAGGTCGCCTTCTGCTCGCGTTGTACCCGCCCGGCATGCCGTTCTTCCGGCTGCGCCCTGCGGGTAAGTTCCGCTTCGACGGCAACGTCGACCCTCAAATGCTCAATGAGTTTGAGGCGCGCCTGTACCTGCAAGAACTGGCGATTCAAGCCAAGTTGGAGCAGGCCGACAAGACGCAGCGGAGCAACACGCGCAGGGCTGGATTCAGGTCGCGCAAGCGCACGTCGCTGTCGCAACTCCTCATCACGGGCGACACGCTTGAAATGCTGCAAGACGATTACAGCATCAAGGTGTTCCGTCGCGATCAGTACGCGACCAACCGTGACAGCGGCGGCGACGTGCGCTACCACGTCATCAAGGAGCAGATCGACCCGCTGGCAATGCTGCCCGATCAGTTTGAACTGTCGGGCTTCGACCGTGGCGTGCTATCGGAGAAGCCAGCGCATGAGCGCAAGGCAGACCTGTACACGCTCGTCGAGTGGAACCCGCAGTCTCGACGCTGGGTGATCACGCAGGAAGTCAACGACAACATCATCCATGAGTCGGAGGAGCCGATCACTCCGTTCATGTGCACGCCGTTCGAGTTGGCGCCCGGCGAGCACTACGGTCGCGGCATCATCGAAACCAATCTTGGTGACGTGAAGTCGATGAACTCGCTGACGGAGCGCATCCTCGACTTCGCGGCGATGGCGTCGAAGCAACTGTGGACGCTTGACTACAACTCGCAGGTCAGGCCGAACGACCTGACGAAGCCGACCGGAAGCGTCATTCAGGCGCGCGTTGCTGGCGGTCAGGTTCAGGACATCGGGCTGCTCAAGGCAGAGAAGATGAACGACTTCCAAGTCGTCAGCATCACTCGCGAGGCAATCCGCAAAGACCTTGCCGTCACCATGCTGATGGAGGGCGAAGCGACGCCGACCGGAGAGCGCGTCACCGCGTATCAGGTTCAGCGCGTCGCAATGGAACTCGAAGGCGCGCTTGGCGGCGTGTACGCTCCAATCGCAGATCACCAGCAGATTCCGCTGATTGAGCGGATGCTGTATCAGATGCGCCGCGATGCGTTGCTGCCGCCGCTTCCCGACGACAGCATCGAAGTCGAGGCCGTCACGGGCATCAACGCCCTGTCGCGCGAATCGGACAGCGGCAAGTTGATGCAGGTACTTCAGATCGTTGCGCAACTTGGCCCCGAAGTCATGCAGCGGTTTGACAAGGGCGTCTTGCTCGACCTACTCATGCGTCAGATCGGCGTCTACCAAGCCGGGCTGGTCAAGAGCGAAGAGCAGATGCAGCAGGAGATGCAGGCGATGCAGCAGGCTGCAATGCAGCAGCAGGCTTCACAGCAGATGATCCAGTCTGCCGGGGCCATCGCCGAAAAGTCCGTGCCGCAGGCTGCGGCACCTATGGGAGCACCACAGAATGCCTGAAGGCGTTAGTCCTACGTTCGCGATCCAAGCAAGCGGCACCACTCCGGCGCCTGAACCGCAGGTCGCAGTCACCCCGACGACAGCAGAGTCCACGCAGACCCCGGCGCAGCAGGCTGCCAACGCACAGCCTCCGATGACGGCCCGGCGATTCGCCGACAAGTACGGAAGCGTCGAGGAACTGGAGAAGGGGTACAAGGAACTTCAGGCCAAGGTCGGTCAGAAGTTCCCCGACACCGCTGGCCTCGACATCCCGGCCTTGCTTCAGCGCGCTGGCCTGAAGAACGAAGAGATCATCACGAACTGGTCGTCGGAAGGCCGCCTGACCGACGCGCAGTACGCCAAGTTTCAGGCGCTGGGCTTCAACCGCACCGTCGTCGATGCCTTCCTTGCCGGGCAGCAGGCAATCGCCGCTGGCGGTCAGCGCGAGCAGGAAACGATCAAGATGCGCGCCTACGAGATGGCAGGCGGAGCAGAGCAGTTGCAGAACCTGCTCAACTGGGCTGGCTCGAACTACCCGCCCGACAAGGTCGACGACCTGAACCAGCGACTTGCCAATGCTCGCGGCTTCGAGGGCGCGCTCAAGGAAGTCCTGTTCGATTACAAGCAGGCCGTCGGCGCCGGGTTCACCCGTCCGATGGCAAGCGGCAGCATGATGCCGAACACGGCTTCAGGCTTTGCGTCCGTGTCCGAACTCGTCAAGGCCATGTCGGAAGCGCGCAAGGCGGGCCACTTCGACGAAGCGCTCAAGCGTCGCATCGCCAACACCCCCCAGCACATCCTCGAAGGAGTTGACCGTCAATGATCAACACACCAGTCGCACTCATGCGCGAGCGCATGGAAACCCTTGAAGCCAAGCGCTGCGAGGTCATCTTCTCGTTCAACGCCGTCCGCAACTGCAAGTCGTGCTATGTGAAGCAAAAGTTCACAGGCAACGTTCTTGCTTCGGGCGATGGGCACGACGACGTTGATGCTTTCAACAAAGCCTACGAAGCGCTCAACCTCGAAGACGTCGAGAAGCAGGCCAGCCCGGTGTCGGTCGAGAATGCGTCGCTTCTCGACAAGATCAAGGAACTGGAGTCCAAGTTGGCTGCCGCGCAGGCTGCCTCTCCGCGCCCTGTTGCAAGCAGCAACCCGTCGCGGCTGGGAATGCGCGGATCAGGTACTTGACACCCGGCTCTTTCCGGTACAATCCACTCGTCAGCCTCGCGTAACGCGGACACGCGAAAGCCCCGCTGTCGTGAGACACCTGCACACAGGCGTTTCTCATTCAGCACACACAACCCACCAAAGGTAGGGCTTTCACATGACCGCATCAAATCCCACGCGGATTCTCCAAGACCAAGGTGCAGGCGGCACGCGCGCGCTTGCTCTTCAGATGTTCTCCGGCCTCGTCCTTGAGGCTTTCAAGAACAAGACCGTCTTCTACGACAACACGGGCAACATCATGTCCCTGAAGGTTCTTCAGGGCAGCCACAGCGCGCAGTTCCCGATCATCGGCGACGACATCGACCTCGCAAGCACCAGCGGCAACGGCGTGACCAAGGGCTACCACGCTCCCGGCGCGTTCATCGCTGGCGAAACGATCAAGATGACGAAGACCTCCATCGAAGTCGACGACATCCTCGTCGCTGCGATGGACGTCGGCTACGCCGATCTCGACATCGCGCACTTCGACGTCCTTGGCCCCTTCGCAATGAAGTTGGGCCGCAGCCTCGCGCAGGACTGCGACAAGAAGATCGCGATTATGGCGCTCAAGGCCGCGCGCACCGCAGCCGTCAGCGGCATCCACAAGGGCGGTCAGTTGGTGTCCTACGACACGGCTGGCACCCAGTCGATCAGCACGGCTTATGCCGACACGTCGACTGGTTCGGGCCTGTTCCGTGCTCATTGCGCGGCGCTGGCCCGTCAGTTCGACGAGGACAACGTGCCGGAGGACGGGCGCTACCTGTTCATCCCGCCGTACATCCGGTCGATCCTCCGTCACGAAACGGCGATCTTCAACCGCGACTTCACGGAACCGATGGACGTCGGCAGCCTCAACGCCCGCGTCATCGGCAAGTTGGAGGGGTTCAACCTCATCATGTCCAACAACCTGCCGACGGCCACGGTGTCGGGCTACAGCGCTCCGGCTGACAAGTACAACATCACCATCACGACGACTGGTTCGGGCGCCGCTGGCACGGGTCTTCCCGCTGCCATCGCGCTCTGCGGCGCCATCGAAGGCTCCGCAGGCGTCGGCATGGTGCAGGCTTCGGGCATCCGCTCCGTCATTCAGGACGACGAGCGGCGCAACACGAAGTTCCTCAAGTCGCAGATGATGGTCGGATTCGACGTCCTCGCGCCGTGGTGCGCGGGTGCCATCGAACTGCACTAATCGTCACGTCCCCCCGGAAGGGGCGGGGGGTGGCTTCGGCCCCCCCCGCCCTTTATCTTGAGGATCATCAGATATGACCCGCGAAGCAGACAACACCGTTCGTCTTTCAGGGCGCGATTGGGTGGGTATCATCGCAATCGTCGTCACGGTGCTGATTGCCCTTCTGTCGGCGTTCTTGCACCATGACAGGCTGCTGATGCAGGTTGTGACGCAGCAGCAGGAAATGGATCGGCGTCTGACCAAGATCGAATCGAAACTGGAGGACATGAAGCCATGACCAAGAGTTGGAAGACCACCGTTGCTGGCGTCGCTGCAATCCTGACCGCTGTCGGGTCTGCGATGACTGCAATGTTCGACAACGACCCTGCAACCGTCATGGACGTGGGCGCAACCGTTGCCGCGATCATGGCTGGAATCGGCCTGATTCTCGCTCGCGACAACGACAGGTCGTCAGAGGACGTCGGTGCACGCTGACCAATCATGGACTGGATCGCACAACTGCTCGCTGCGCTGTTTGACGCGATCCTGTCGAGGTACGGCGAACTTGTCGGCAAGACCGTCGCCAAGGATGCGCCACGCAAAGACGGCGTTCTTCGCCGCGCTGGCAATCGCATTCGAGAGTGGATGCACTCGCGTGACAATGGTCAGCGAGGGAAGCCCGATGAGAGTCGGGCCGGAGTGCAAGACCAAGGTGTACGTGATGACTGACACAGGGTGGGAACTGTCTCCCAACCACGTCACGATCCCTGAAGGGTGGTACGTCGTGCCACCCTCTTTCGTAGAGGAAACCAAGTAATGCCCAATGTCTCCCTGACCACTACTCCGCGCTTTTGGCGAGAGGGTTACTCGACCAATCTTCCCGTCGCCAGCGCCAACGATGGCGACGTCGCAACCATCTCGACCACGGTTCCGGCGGCGAACACGCTTGGAGTTCATCACGTTGCCGAAACCAACCTTGCCAAGTTGGTGTTCTTCGGCGCCGGAGCAGAGAACGCACAGTTCTACGCCAACATCTACGGATTCGCACCCGTGAATGGCGGTACGAGCACGCAATGGGTTCCAACCCTGATCGCGCGCCTGCTGTGCACGCTGTCCAACGTGACTGGCAATGCTGGGCAGTTGATCGTCGACACGGATCGCTTCTGCGACAGCATCTCCCTGATCGAAGGCGACCCGACCATCAAGATCGTCAGCGACGTCAACAACCGCATCGCATCGGTGCTTGTCGATCTTGAAGGATCGCACTACCTCGCAGTCAAGTTCGACTGGACGAGCCTCGCTTCGCAGAGCACCAATGCCAACTTCCTGTTTGCGACGCTCTGATGCAACTACCCGGACTGTCATTCGCCAAGTCATACGGCGCCACGGGATACTGGCGGCAGTCGTGGCTTGGCTTTGACGGAGTCACGCGGTTCAAGAACGAACTTGACGGGCCTCTGCGCGATCAGATGCTTGCGACGACTCCGGTCATGCTTGCGGAGATGAACTCATTGTCATCTACGGAAGCGACGTATGGATCGGCCAGCACGTTCTTATTCCACAACGGAAGCAGGAACGTGGTGAACTGCCTGCCAACGCCGACCTACACGGTTCAGGGAACACAGTACACGTCAAGCACCTCGCATGCGTACAGCCTGACGACGGAAACATACTCCACGATCAGCAACACCAACCCAATCACGATCATGGCATTCGTGAAGGTGAACGCATCGAACGTCAATGCCGAACAGGTAATCATGGGCCTGTACGGAACTACGACCTCGCAGACATTCGTCGAGTTGTACATGACTCACGATGGGGCTGGTCACAGGCCAGCATTGCGATGGGGAACGCCCGCGTCTGTCGTCGGAACCATCGACGACATATCCAACGGCACGCAGCCGAATGACAACTACTGCTCGAACGTGGCATACTTGGGCGAGTATGACTACGTGCACGTCGCTGCCGTCATTCGTGGAACAGACGCGAAACTCTACGTCAACGGGCAGTTGCAGTCGACAAGCGACGTCAGCATCTCGCAGACTATGGGTGCT